TGCTGGAGACGGCGGCCCAGCCCCTGCCCGCGCCTGACATGCGTGGTGTCTGGTATGCCGATGGGGATGTGCCGTTTTGACAGTCAAGAGGATCACGCGGGCGGAGTGCGAGAGGCTGGTGGTGGGGGTGCATTACGCCCACCGCTGGCCCTCGATCAGTCACGCCTTTGGGCTGTTCAGGGGCGGCGCGCTGGTGGGCTGTGTGACGTATGGCACCCCAGCGTCCAGCCCTCTGCGCAATGGCATCGCTGGGGTCGAATTTGCGGGGTCCGTGTTGGAATTGAACAGGCTGGTGCTGGATCACAACATCAAGAACGACGCGTCGATGCTGGTGTCGGCCAGCCTGCGGATGATCGGGGGCGACCACATCGTGATCTCCTTCGCTGACACCGAGCAGGGCCACCGTGGCGTGGTGTATCAGGCGTGCAGCTTCACCTACCACGGCCTGTCTGCCAAGCGCACCAACTGGGCCGTCCGTGGCATGGAACACCTGCATGGGATCACCATCGCTGACGAGTTCCGTGGCGTGCCGAATCGGGCGCAGGCCATGCGCGACAAGTACGGCGATGATTTCTATCTCGCGCCACGTCCACGCAAGCATCGGTACATCAAAATCATCGGGTCGCGTGGTTTTCGCGCCAAGGCCGAGCGGGCGATCAAATATGAGAGAATGCCATATCCGTGAAAATAGTTGTTGCAGCCCCCGATGGGGCGTGTTACTGAGATCACACGGGGCATGGTGCCTCACCAAAATGGAGAGACTGAGATGACGGTTATTGAGATGGCGAAGGCGGCGGCGGTTGTGGCGTCCGAGGGATACCTGCAAATCTATCTGGGTGGCGAAGATGACTACCCCTGCGGGTTCGCGTGGGTTGACATCACGCCAAAGCACAAGGGAAACACCAAGGACGGCAAGGCCGAGCGCGCCGTGCTGACTGAGATGGGCTTTAAGTTGGACCACACAGGCAAAAAGTTTACCCTGTGGAACCCGTCGGAGATTTACGTCCAGAACATGGACACAAAGTATGCTGGCGCGGTGGCTGCGGCCAGCGTGTTGAAAGAGGCGGGCTTCAACGCCTGCGCAGCTTGCAGATTGGATTGATTATGATGATTGACACATTTGGATCGTGGGGCGAGGATGCACTGCGCGAGAGTTGGGCCGAGGATGTTCGGGCGTCGAACCTGATCATGTCCTTGGATGATGATCTGCGGTTTATGATGCAAGCCTTCTGGCATAAGGGCCGCAAGGATTTCTTGATTTGGACGGCGGAGGAGTTGAGCAAGCGGGTCAGCATGAAGCCACGCGACACCACCATCGTCTTGGCCGCGACGTGCCGCAAGAAGGTGGCCAAGGCCATCGGGTCGCCGTCGGACCCCATGCAGCGCGTGTATGCGCTGACGGACTTGGGTAAGGACATTGCGCGGGCAGCCCTGCAGCGTGAGGGCGTGATCGAGCCGTACATGTCGCACAAGCACTTCAAGGATGCGCGCATGAAGATGCGGGTCACGCGCACCGAACTTGCTGAATCGTTTGGCATCGACGTCCACGCGATTATGAATTACGAGACGGGACGCATGGCGGTCCCGTTTGCTGTGGCGGAGCGAATGAACACAAAGCTTCGCCGCTCGGTTGCCCTGACCAGCGGGTAAATGCTGGCGGTGAGGTGTGAGAGCCGCGCCTAGTTAGGGGTGCAATCCACATCAGCGCGGCAAGGTGTAAAAACTCCCCACCGAGGCCGCGCCCAAGGTAAGCTGTGAGAGCCTTAAATCCGCAGCCGCGTGGCGAGGTGTTTTTTAACCTTTCTTGCACTGAGGCCACGCACTTCGCCCAACTGGACTGAACCGACCGCACATGCTATATTGCCGCCATCCCATGAATGAGGTGGCGGCGATGCCTGTTATATTTGATATGACCGATGAACTGTTTGATGAAATCTGTGAGCGCATGGTAACGGGCGAGAGTGTCCGAACCATTTGCAAAGATGAACACATGCCAGCTATTAGCACGCTGATGAAAATTTTGAACGCCGACCCTGATCGTTCAGCACAATATGCGCGTGCGATGCAGATGCGGGCCGATGCGATGTTCGAGGAGATCATGGACATCTCGGACGACGGCACCAATGACTTCATGCTGCGCAACGCGGAAGACCCGACGTCGGTGGTGCTGAATGGTGAGCATGTGCAGCGCAGCAAGCTTCGCGTTGACTCGCGCAAGTGGGCGCTGGGCCGCATGAATCCCAAGAAATACGGCGACAAGACTTTCCTCGGCGGCGTCGAGGATGCGCCCATCAAGGTGCAGAACACCATAGACGTGTCCAACCTGTCCCTTGAGGAACTGGAGACGCTGGAAAAAATCCTCGATGTCAGTAATTAAACTGCCGTTTGCCATCGACGCGGTGGCGCAGCGCAAGGTGATCGAGAAGCGCCGCTGCGAGATATCGCTGGCGGCGTTTGTGCGCGCCGCGTGGCACGTCATCGAGCCTGAGCAGCCCTACGTCCACGGGTGGCACATCGACTTCATCTGCGCGCACCTTGAGGCCATCACGCGTGGTGAAATCTTAGATGACGGGACATATTACAACCGCCTCCTGATCAACGTCCCGCCAGGCACCATGAAATCGCTGCTGGTGGGTGTGTTCTGGCCCGCGTGGGAGTGGGGGCCGCAGAACATGCCGTCGATGCGTTACGTCTGCGCCTCGCACTCTCTGGAACTCGCGCTGCGTGACAGTTTGCGGATGCGGCGACTGGTCAGTGATGAATGGTATCAGGGCCACTGGGGTGACCGCGTGAAACTGGTGGGCGACCAGAACGCCAAGGGCAAGTTCGAGACGACCGCCACGGGGTCACGGCAGGCGTGCGCCTTCACTGGGATCACGGGCTACCGTGGCGACCGCGTGATTTGCCTTCCGTATGAATCAATGGTATTGTCGTCCGAGGGCTGGATGCCCATCGGAAAAATTGTTGATGAACGATTGCCTGTCCGTATTGCTGGACATGATGGCGACACGACGACATGGCAGGAAATTGAAGAATATGAAAAAAATCCCGCAGCCCCACTTGTCAAAATCAGAACCGCAAACGGTGAGTTTGAATGCACTGGAAATCATCTCGTCTACGTCAAAGACAAGGGATGGATTGAGGCCGAGCAAGTCTGTGAAAGTGACGGAATCTATATGTCACCACTGTGGCCTTCCTGCGTTGGGAAAGAAGTTCTGCACGTTCCAGTGCTATCAGAGCCATCGCCAGAAGATTGTGCGAGAGCAGAACACCAAGCCGTGCCTGAAGTGTGGAGCGCCAGTGTATCGGACGCCAGCCCGCTGGAGGCGGATGCCAAACGGCGGGTATTGCAGCCACCAATGCGCGTCATCGGGGGCCACCAACACGATGTGGACTGGCGGACTGGTTACCTTGACCTGTCCGAGGTGCCAGATGCAATTCACCCGAAAGAATTCGGAATCGAAGCGGGCCAAGTGGTGTTCCCCGACGTGTGCAAGTTTATCGACATGGGATCAGAGCGGTCGTCGCCTTCAAGAGAAACCTTGCTTGGAGTGCGGGAAGGCATTCAAGCCAACAAACCGCAAAGTCACAATGTGTTCTCTGGACTGTGCGGCAAAGCGGCAGTCAAGGTTTTTGAGAGGGGAAGCGAATGGCCGTTACGTTCACGGGGACCATCAGAAGCCGTATCCAGCGGGGTGGACGCGGAACTTCAAAGCGTCAATCAGGGACAGGGATGGCAATATCTGCCAGATGTGTGCGGCATCACATCCGAGCCTACACGTCCATCACATCAATTACATCAAGGAGGATTTGAACCCCCTGAACTTGATCACGGTATGCAAACATTGTCACGGTTCGATGCACGGATCGTTGCAGAGCCGACAGGAATGGTCTGCCAGATTGTCACTTCTGTTGAGGTGTCGCCTCGGATTGTAGATGCAACCTACAACTTGCGGGTTGGACCAAACCATAACTATTTCGCCAATGGGTTTTTATTGCACAACTGCGACGATCCGCACTCGGTGGATGACGCGAACTCTGACGCCAAGCGCAAGACCACGACCGACCTGTTCAAGGAGGCCGTCACGTCGCGCCTCAACAACCCCGAAACGTCGGCCATCGTGGTGGTGATGCAGCGCCTGCACGAACTGGACGTGTCTGGCATCATCCTCGACGCGGGCGGCATGGGGTATGACCACATCATGCTGCCGATGCGGTACGACCCGCTGCGGGCGCAGCCGACGATGCTGGGCTACGCCGATCCCCGTGAGGAAGACGGCGAGTTGCTGTTCCCCGACCGCTTCCCCGAACACGTCGTTGACCGAGACGAGGCGGCCATGGGGCCGTATGCGACGGCGGGCCAATACGCGCAGTCCCCAGAGCCACGGGGCGGCGGGATCGTGCAGGACGCGTGGTGGCAACTGTGGGATCGGCCCGAATATCCGCCCATCGAGTACATCGTGGCATCGCTCGACACCGCCTACACCCTGAAGGCCGAGAACGACCCGTCGGCGCTGACGATCTGGGGCGTCTTTGGAGGCAATTCCGACTCGGCGGCCACCAGATCGGTGGACCGATACGGGCGGCAGATGGACATCACCCGCAGCTTCCAGTCGTCGGCGCTTGGACCCGTGCCGAAGGCGATGCTGATGTACGCGTGGCAGGGCAAGCTTGAGGTGCATGACCTGACCGAGAAGGTGGCCGACATATGCAAGCGCATGAAGGTCGATGTGCTGCTGATCGAGAACAAGGCGGCGGGGCATTCGGTGGCGCAGGAGATGCGGCGGCTGTTTGGCAATGAGGACTTCACCGTCCAGATGTACGACCCCAAGACCCTCGACAAGGTGGCGCGTCTGTATTCGGTGCAGCACATCTTCAGCGAGGGTATGGTCTACGCCCCCGACAAGGATTGGGCCGAGATGGTGATCCGCCAGACGTCATCTTTCCCTCGCGGAAAGCACGACGATCTTGTGGATACGGTGTCGATGGCCTTGAAACATCTGCGTGATGTGGGTATGCTTACACGAGCCGCAGAACGAATGGCTGAAATCGAGGGCAGCAAGCAGTTCCATGGGAACGGGGATGTGCCGCTCTATAACGTGTGAGGATTATGATGAAAGACGAAGAAAAGCACGAAAGCATGGGGTCTTACATCCTTGACAGGGCGTATGATTATTCAAACCATATGGGCATCACGAACAGGGACACCCTTGGCGTCATGATTGCTGTCTGCTGCGCCATGGCGGCGGCATTCACAGTCGAAGACGGGGAATATGACTCGGTGAAGGCGGGCTTAGTCGACGCCCTAAGCAGGGGACTGGATGCAGCCATGGAGGCAAAAAAGAATGTCTGAAGACAAGATTAAGCCGATGATGGAGTTCATCTGCGACGCCGTGACAACCAACGCCCAGCAGCAAGACGCCACCATCAATGAAACCATGAACGCCATGGTCCTGTCATACGTCGCTCTGGGCATCTCCCTGAGGGACGACGAAGTCAGCTTTGAAAAGCTGGAGGGTGTCCTGCTAAAGTCCGTATCAACCGCAATCCGCGCATTCAAGGAGACAGCTTCAAAATGACCGACGAGATGAAATTGTTTTGCACCAAGGTCGCCGCGTTCATCATGATGGAGGGCGAGGCCGCGCAGCTTGAGACTGGCGACATGGTGCAGGCCGCCACCGCCGCGCTGGCCATGGTTTCCCTGCAATGCGCCATGGAGGGCCACGAGGCCGACGTGATCCTAGACGTCATCGGCATGTTGCAGGAGGCGGGCGTACAGATGATCGAATCGAAGAGGGAGAATTCCGATGAATCGGATTCTGTGCAACGCTACAATTGACTGCGACACGGTGACGGTGGTGGGCGCGGGGGATCACAGTGGTGTCACCCGCACCTACGTCATCACGGGCGAGTGCGAGACGGCCATGGCCATGGAGGGCATCCGCCGCTTTGTCGAGGAGTTCGATGACAATGTTGACGGCCTCACACTGGCATGATAAGAAATCGGTGCATCCCCACGGGTGCGCCAACCATTAACATGAGGGATGAACATGGATTTTTTTATGTGGAACCAGAACAATTCTGGCGGTAACTTTGTTGTTAATGACAACCTGACTTGGCGGGTGGTCATTGAGGCGGACACCTATGAGCAGGCAGAATTAAAGGCTCTCGAACTTGGCGTTTATTATGATGGTGTTGACGAAGGGCTTGACTGTAGTTGCTGCGGCGACCGTTGGTATCAAGGGCAGTGTGTGGATATTAAGAGCCAGACAATTACTGAGTACCTGCAAGAATATGCGGATGAATACGGCTGGGAAAGCCCAAGCGTCATCATCCACTACGCTGACGGCACCAAGGGTACCATTGTGCGGATGGCAAAGAAATGAGCGAGGAAGGAAAAGACGTTCTTGGCATCATGGCGGGGGTGGCGCTGATCCTGTGCGGCATGATCCTGCTTCTCAGCCCCAGCCCAATGCAGATTTGTATCAAGGCAGGATACGAGTGGCGCGGCGGTGACTGCGTGATGGGGTGGGACCATGACTGATCCAAACATCTGGATGCCGATTGTCGGCATCCTGTACGTCATCCCAGTGTTCTGGATGTTGGATGCTTTTGAGGCTCTGGCCGATGACCTTGGCAGCCGCTGGAAGGCGGTTATTTGGGTGTTGTTCTGGCCCGTGTCTATGATCGTGGATATGATGGAGAACCGTGATTGAGATGACCAGCGGGGTCGGCGCGGAGATTGAGTTTATGGAACTCCGTGGCGACCTCATTATCAGGCGGGCGACCGCTGACGAGAACATGAACGAGCATTGGGATGTCCTCGACGCCGAGTTTGGCAGGGTGGACATCAAGGCAGCCAAACGTGAATATCGCGGTGGACCCATCGACTACACGATGTGGTGGGAACTGCGCACCGTGAACAGGCCGACGCCGCAAAAGGGCTGGGGCGTACCAAACGGAATTGACAGGCTGATCGCGCTGCGGTCACCCGAAGGATTTCACCTTGTTGATCCCGCCGACATCATCGACGATTTGCGGGTGCGGTGCAAAGAATACTTCCGTGGAGATTTTGGCCTGTATGGCAGAGTAAACCGTGGAGACTTGATGACCATCCTTCCAATGTGGTATGTGACACATCACCAACGATATTTTTTAGGAGTGAATGATGATCATCAACGGCAGACAACTGCTTGAGGCAGCGCCCATCAAGGGCATGATCAATGACAAGATGCGCCAACATGGCGTGTCTTTCGGCCTGTCCGAGGCGGGCTATGACATCCGCATCAAGCAGGATGTGCGCTTTGATGATTACAGTGGCGTCATAGTTGATGGCGTTTACAGCACTGGCAACTTCACCCTCGCCAGCGCCATCGAGGAGTTTAAGATGCCGCCAAATCTGGTCGGCATTGTCCACGACAAAAGCACATGGGCGCGTCAAGGTCTGTCGGTGTTCAACAC